AACTGGATATACCGATTTGTTATATTCAGTTGTAGCTTATAATCTCATGATCTGGATCTTCTTCTTTCTTTCTAACCTCTGCCCGGTAGTGGGCGCTGATCTCTTTCCTGAGCTCTTTTGTGGTCTTCAGTATCTCTCTGGCCTTTTCTCTCAATATCTCAAGGTGGCCGTCACCCCATAGCTGGGTTAAGAAATCCGTAAAGGCCAGCGGGTTTTCGGTGAAATAACGGTGGCAGGCAGCGCAGCCAGCGGCAGCATTGTCCAGAGACCATCTCACGGCCTTGTTGCGCCTGCCGACTATATGCATCGCCTGGAGCGTCTCAGTAGTCCCACATCGAACGCAGCAGCCGTCCCTTAGCCTGACAGCCTTACTAAACCAAACGTCAGCCTGGTCGCGCTTAATTCCCACCAAAGCGAGCCCTCTTCCAGCGCCCCTTGTCATCTAAGCATAATCCAATGGCAGGAAGGTCTGTGGCGCACGATCTGTTGACCCCATGCTCCCCTACTCTGTGCCTGTCAAAAGCGTCCACGCTCGTAAATACCCGGTCGCATTCACGGCATCCGGTAAAGCTCTTCCGGGTGTTCTCAAAATCCTTAATGCTAGCTTCTAATGGCACGTTCCCGACCCCTCCGTATCGTCTTCTATTTCTATTTCAATCTCACCCACCGATAAAGCAGTCTGCCACATCTCTGCAAAGCGGTCTATCTCAACATCTACTGTCACGCCTTCAGGGAAGTTGTCAGTGTAAACATCCGTCTCTTTTGGGTTGGATGCGTTGGTCATACAGCCGCCTATGGTTGACACCAAAAACACAACCATACCTTTGTTTTTTGGTAATTCCGCTGCGATTAGCATCATAGCCTGGGCCTCACTGTGATCCTTGATATCTCCCCGTCAATTTTATCGTAAGTGATTACCTTTGCGCCCCTCCTAGACACCCAGCCTCCACGCGCTGCATAGGCGTCTCTGGCGGCTAAAGTTGGGTGTTGCTCTGCTATCGCCCCGCCATCTTCTACCACTCGCTCGTGATGGTAATGACCCGTATGGATGTAGGTGTAGTTAGATTTGCCCCACATCTCTCGGAATCGAGGCTCGCTAGCAAACAGCTTATGCAGCTGCGGCAGCTTCATCTTGTGCCCATGATGGAAGGCGAGCATGGTCTGGCCGTGTAGGTATGCGTAATAGGGGTAGTCATTATCAATCACCTCTACCCGTCGCTCTTTGCCGAACAGATGCGCTAGGTGTTTACGCAGCCAGATGGAGCCAGAAATATCGTGATTTCCCTCCGCATTCACAATAACCACCCTGCCGAAATGGCCCAGCATAATGTTTACCGCCTCGGCCATTACTGACATTGTGAGGTCTACCAGCTTCGCGTACCGGGTGTCTGCGTCCAAAATATGGCCCGATTGGGGGGTCACATTGAGGATCCCGTCCCAGTGCAGGAAATCCCCCAGCTGGCAAAGCATCCCGGTACCGGCCTTTGGTGAGGCCAACACCATATCGTGGATAGAGTTTAGAAATACATCCCGGGCGATCTTGATATCCCAATCTTCGCCGGTCTCCGCCTCATAGGCGTACATACCGAGATGGAAGTCGGTGATCGTTAAAAGGCTCAGCAACGAGTCTTCTACCTTGGTAGGCTTTTTGGTTGGCTTAAACCTTGGGACGTCCTGGTGCGCTTCCTCTAACCGTTCTATCAAAATCTCAAACTGGCGCTTCTCGTCGGTCTGGGATTTAACCCACTGGCGCACCATGCGGCCGTCATCATCATAGAACGTCGATACGCCCTTGATTTTGTGGCCGTCTGGGACAGGGTGATTCCAATCATGCTCTGGGCTATACCCAGCTTTCGCAGCGCGATCCTTGACCCGGCGCATGACTCGGTAAAGGTTGCGGGTATCTATACCCAGGCGCTGAGCAATCTCTCTATGGTTCAGCCCTTGGTGCTTTAAAGTGTATATTTCTAGCTGCCGCTCTGTTTCACAGAACTGCATCATTGGATGTTCCGACACTTAGCCCCCCTTGAGTGTCATAAACTCCGAGTCCGCTGGACAGGTCAATTGTACACCAAGATCGAGGCACCAGTTTTGAGTTTTATCCATGAATTCAAGCATCTCCCCGCGATCCAGAGAACTGGTCTCACGAACCTGATCCTTAATTATTGTTTTTCCTACAACAATGTCTGCGGTTCCAAGAAACTTGTACTTCACCAGCGTCTTCATTTGCTCTTCCGTGAGGTCGGGCCTCGTCTTCCGAAAGTGCATAACCATTTCCCTGACCCAGACATGAAAGAGCGCATTCTGACTGAGGCTGCGCCTAGACTTATAGGGCGATACCTTCCACTGAACTGGCGTTTCCCAATTCCAATTCTTCCGCAGCCAATCCTCAAAAAAAACCAGCCTCTGCGTTAGCTCATTAACATCCTTCACTATCCAAAAGTCACCCATGACCGCTCCCCATATCGTTACGAAAAAAGATTTTATAGCCCGCCACACCGCCTTGAAGAATTCAATCATCGTTCACCCCTGCAGCAATTCTTGGATCTTTGGCGGCGTGACGCGCTCACCTACACTGAAGGTCTGACCGGCCGTGTCATACAGCTGAATGATCCCCTCAAATGGAGCCTTGCGCTGTTTTGCCACTATGGCCCGGAAGTCGGCCTGCTCCTGAAGTATCTTCCGCTCCTTATCATCGAGCGATATGCCGTACTCCTGCTTGGTCTTGATCTTCGCCCGGAGCTTGTTGTGCCAGACAATAATCAGCAGGTGGCACTGGTCAACAATCGTGCTGCCGCCCCTGATATCAAATCGAGTCGGGACATACTCATCACCTCCCCGGTCGGGCTTTCTGACATGGTGAATAATGCAGATATGAACCTTTAGGGCTGAAGCAAGGCCAATCACCTGATTGAACCAAAGCCGCTCGCGCTCGATGTCATCTGAGACCCCCGTAAATTGAAGGTTGTCAATGACAATGAGCTTGCAGCCTCTCTCCGCCATAGCCGCAATCGCCCCCAGGCTCTGCAGCGGCTTCACTCCGCCCAAAACGCGATACCAGCAGAATCTGGGCTCAATCCACTCGGCAAACCGCTCGCCCATCTGCCGGGACGGGTTGTTTACCGCGACAGCCTGCTTGCACATCAGCTTAGCCGTGTCCTCAACGTCCATCTCAAATGAAGCTAGGCCCACCATGCACTCCTGAGCGGCGTGAACCATAATCTGGCTGATGAAGGTAGACTTTTTGTGGCCGTTAATCCCGGCTATGACTGAACACTCCCCCATCCGCAGCCTGACCTTATCGTGGGTGTTACCCCACGGCATCTTAATCCCGGTCTCAGATGGGGACTTTTCCAGCCGATCTAAAAACTCATCCCTAAACGCGTCTATGCTGACTACATCAAGGTCTTCGACCTTAGCGTAGATTTTCTGCAAGTCAGCGTCAGTGAAATCTTCAATCTCAGAATGTGACAGTCTCATATGACCAATTCTCCCGTGTTGCTATTAGTTGTTTTTGGGAATACGGATTTCCACCCGCATTCAATTGCGCGATCAACGCACTCACGCTGCTCGTAGAATGACACCTCCTTTAACTTATTGGCAACGATAGTCAGCGACCTATCAGTACATGGTGCCTTGAACTTCCTCCGGTACTGAACCCAATCCTTCCAGACGTCAGGATCAACTCCTTCAGGAACCTTACGGCTATGTTTTTCCCTTTGGTGGTTAATTGGTGGTTCTATGGTGGTTAGAGTATTCATTTGCGTACTGCTAGCAGTCTTCAATTGCGTACTGCTACCAGTATTCAATTCCGTACTACTAGCACTAGTATTCATTTGCGTACTACCAAGGCTTAACGTGTAGATTGTGGACTTATTAAATCTTGGCTCTTTAGCTATGAGACCTAACTCCACCAACGACGCTAGCGCCCTCGATACGGCATTACGGCTCGCGCAGCTTCGGGTCATGATGTCCTCATATGACGGGAAGCATCTCCCCTGAGCATCAGCCCGATCTGCTAGCGCAATTAATACAGCCTTCTGGGTACTGGTTACGTTAGTGACATGATTCAAGGCCCAGTTGATGGCCTCAATGCTCATTCTTGGCGATCTCCGTTGCTACCTTCCAGACAAAGCCATTGCGCTTGCCACCCTTTTTGAGTGCCGCCAGGTAGGTAACCTTATCCTTGGCGGATATAGACTTACCCGTCTCCCTAGCGTGCTCTACAAACTCGACAATGAAGTCCTCAAGCACATCGCTGACCCGCTTGATATTGGCCTTGTAATGCTCATCTTCCGGGTATAGCGCGTCCCAGCCCAATCCTATGCTAGCCAAGACTTCTAGGGCTCCGCAGCCGCCAAAACAGTGAATAAGAATCCTGCCATCGCCCTTTTCTGTAATGCTCAACGACGGCGTTGAGTCATCATGTGACGGGCATCTAGCAAGCCATTTGCCATTACCGACCGACTTGTACTTATCCAGCCGATCCAAAATTATCTGTACTGACATAACCCCCCCAAGTTATAATTTATAGGCAATCTCATGATTGTGACCTCCCTTGCTGGCCCCCTCCGGGGGGCCTTTTTTATTTGAGAAAGTCGCTCACTGGAATGTTGAGAGCAGAGCAAACTAGCACAACGCTACTCAGCAGCATATCCCCTTGCGACCGCCATCTTGAAATTTGCTGGGGGGACTTCCCTGTCCTCTTCGCCAATTCAACAGAACTGACCCCCAACTCTTTTTGTAGCCTGCGTAGCCTTAGCCCAGTGTTCAAAATGGAAGATCCTCATCTGGTACAGCAACGGGCGCTTCCGTGGAAGCAAACTCAGGCATAGCCGTAGCCTGCTTTGGTTTTCTCTTCACCATATCGAGATTGAGCCAGCCATCTCGATCGATGCCACCGGCCGCAATCTGATCGCTCAGCCATTGGCGGAATGCAGGCAGGTTTATCGAAAGCTCATACTCAACAAAGTCTGGCTTCCAGTCGGCTGGGGTTCTGATGCTGATGCCTTCGGCACTTACGCCCTCTCTCGCCTCCTTGTTGTACCAGGTGATGTTGTGGGTGTAGTTTCGCTCGCTCATATTGCGCTCTCCTCATTTAAGATTTGCTTCTTCGCGTTACTGATTGCTGGCCCTTTGAGGTATTTCTCCTCGGCCGTGGTGAATACACCGCCCTTTGAAGGTGCTCTCCTCAGGGCGTGCTTGGTTTCATCATCGAGCTCTAAATAGCACTCAGCAGCCATCAGATCGTCCTGATTCTGAATCGCCTGCTTGATGAAATAGACGGACTCAAAGTGCTCACGAACGCAAGCAATATGATCCATTAACTCCTTACTAAACTGAACTGCCGGGTTGGGCGCGGCATCCTTGAAGTCATCCGACTCTTCCTCAGAGTAAGCGTCACCGCTAGCCCCAATGAGCTTGAGGATCACGCGATCCTTAGCCCGCTTCTCAGCCATCGCAGCGTAATACTTATTCTGGCTGGTTGTCTTTGACGCCTCACCCACAGACCATGCTGACTGATCTCCGAGGTGCCCGGTCACCCGCATGATCACATGGTCAGGGCTTGCGTAGGCGAACTCTGGCTCGTCAAACGTGATGTTTAACTTCTCTGCCACCCGCTCCAGCGCCTTATGCTTGACGGCGTAAATGCCTGGGCGTACCGGCCAGCAAGCCGACTCCGGCGTCTCACCAATCTCCCGTAGGATGGTGCCTAACCTCTCTGGTATGTCGCTCATCGCTGCCTCCTAAAGCCGTTGTCTTCCATCTGGGCAAGGGTGTAGCCGTCACTAAAGCCGTAACGGAACGCCTCTGATTGGCGCTCTACACCCCAATGATCGCAGGCATAACCCGCAACAAAACCGTTCATGAATTCAGCTTCCAGGCGGCGTGATACGTCCTGCCACCGCTCTGCCATTATTGGGTCAAGCCCGCTCAAGTCCATTGGCTTAGCCAAACGCGATTGATCGTTCTTCTGCATCTAAAAGATCCTCCCAGATCTGCTTTCTAATTGACTCCCAGAATACCGCTCTGGTCGTTACATAAAGGGTCTCTTCCCGCTTGGGGTTAAAGACCTCCAAAAACCATTCACCCTGATTCACAATGTCCGGTGGCACATAGTCATCAAGCCAATCACGGTGCTCCTGCACAAAATACTCTACGCACTCCACCATAAGCTCAGCTGGCACATTCTTGGCGTGTAGACCAGTGCCGCGCCACATATCGTCCTCAATATCGAGGAAATAAATTAAGTCTTCTGCAATTACCATAACCCCTCCACTGTTTTAATTCTTTCACCTATCCAACGCATTACCGGAACAGCCATAGAGTTACCCAGAGCCTTGTATCTCGGCCCATCGGGACACTTATCTGCTGGTTTGTTGCGGTATGGGATCTGCGTAAAGCCATCAGGAAATCCCTGAAGTCGCTCGCACTCGGTTGGTGTCAGGCGTCTGACGCTTAACTCTTCTGCCACAAGATCCGTGGCGTCCTTGTAGTCACGGGCTTTCAGTGCTGAAGCAGTGCCATCACACGCGTAGTCACCGAAACCGCGCATCCTAGCGGTCACCGGCACAATGGCCTCGCACTCTACTCGCTCGTTTCCTGTGCGACTGAATGGAGGGCCTGTAGTAACAGCGGGGGCAACTTTTTCCCCCTCTTCTCTGCTCGGCGGAGAATTCCCGAACAAGCCTTCGCGCTCAA